TAATAAAACGAAGGCGGCGGGCATCCATAACGACACGCCTTGAACATCACCCCAAAGGGATACATTCCAAAAGCGATTGAAGTTAGGGCGCAAATCATGCCCCCACCATATCACATTTTATTTGCGGGCTAAATTCTGAACGTCGCGTCTAAGCTCTTTTTGCTCGTCGCGCATTTCTTTGAGAAGATATTTGATGTCATCATAGCGAGCTTCAAGAACCGCGATCTTTTTTTGGTTGGTAAAAACAAACCTTAAAATCGCGCCCAATGAGGCTACAATAGCTATGCCAGCGGCAATAGCGGGAGAAAGTATTGCGTCACTCAATTTCATATTGCCTCCGTACAGCTAAATGAGAAGCCGTACTTGCTAACATGATCTGCATCCCACCCCAGATCGTTACTATCCATTCTCATTACAGCCGTTGTACCAGATATTGAGGCAGATGTAGAGTTACTAATTGCTACTTTTAACGATGGCTCGATTGTGGCGGTTCCCGTTCCTGACATATCTGCAACAATCATATGAAGCTGAGATGTAGCGCTGGTTCCAAACTGCACATAATCTCCAGCCTTCAAAGTGCCGTTAAGGGTCAAGGGAATAGTAGTGTCTCCGATTGCATGGGTTCCGCTTGTAACCGATACCGTTGTAGCCGTGCCAATATTTGTTTGCCCATCAGGATCGCCCATCAAAAAAGTATTAGCCCGCCCGCGCAGCTTCAAAAAGAAGGCTTGCCATGCGCCCGCCTGAGCGCGCTTCATAGGAGGCAAGGTGACCGTTGCTTGCCAACATGCCATTGAATACTCATAGACCTGCTCATGGCCGCTAAATGGGCTTTTGCTTTGCGCCACGGCCCGCTTGATCGACCAAGTAGACGCTGAGAACGCTGGGGTGCTGGGCATTGTGATAAGTGACATTACGAAAGAGCCTGTCCAAATGAGCCGCCGCGCCGTTTTCCATCCGCGACCGCCGCCAGTGTATCCTGTTTTATGACTGGCAGCAACGAAAGCATTTCGGCACGAACCGTTTGGGATACCCCAGTTTCAACATTGATCGTTTGATTGACCACCGTAGCGCCGCCCTTCATGGCGTTTCTGGTGTCGTGCGCGTTTTTAATGGTTCCTGATGAGGCTGGAATAATAAGCTCTGGACCGCGCTCTCCTACAAGGTAGGGTCTGCCCCTAGACATCGCACCACCACCCGCAGAGGCTTGCGCGTTTCCAAAATAATCACCTTCACCCGCTTTAAAACCCTTCCCGTCATATCGGATAGGAACGCCAAGTGCTTTGAGAATTGCGTTCACAATTAAAAGCTTGATAGCCTGAGCAATCATTTGCTTAACAAAATCTTTGAACATTTTTTCAAAATCTTCTAACGCAACCTTTGACCCCAAAGCCATATCCGCGAAAGAACTTGACACGCCATCCGCTAGTTGCATCGCACCATTTTGGAACGTGGAAAACATTGGGTTAAGCTCAAGAGTTCGAAGCCCAAGAAGCGCCATAGCTGCATCGTAATCTGTTGCGCTTATCGCGCCAGCATCAAAAGCTGCGTTAAGTGCGTCTTGGCTTTTTTGAATACTATGGTTAGCGTCAACTTGGCTCTCAACAAAGCCGACACCCGCATCTATCCTTGCTTGCTGGTTTGTAAAGTATTCTTTTTGTTTTTCCTCATCTATGGCAGCTTTTCTTGCGTTTATATCTTTCTGGGCTTGTGTCGCTGCCAACCATTTAAGTTCATTTTCCGCTAGAGCGGGGAACTGCCTCTTGAGGTCAAAGAGCTTGCTTTCAGTGCGGATTTTTAATTCGTCAACATCTGATCCATCTTTTATTGCTTGAGCTAATGCGAACCTTTGCTGATTTTCAAAGCTCATCACATCAATAAGGTCTTTTTTTGCAGCCCTTTGATCGTCTATAGCTTGAAGGGCTTTTGCCATCTCGCCAAGATTTGGTTCAATTATGGGATCTTCATCAGGAGTTAAAGGGCCAACCTCAAATGGGGGTGTGACCTCCATAGGGGGTAAAAGGGCAGCTCTTGCGATTTTAAGCCTTGTTATTTCTGCGGTAAGATTGGCCGTTTCATCTGCAACCTCTTTACTTCCAGCGGCGGTTGCCGCCATCCAATCATTCGCATCAGCGGAGAAAGCTTTCTTAGCACCATCTGAGGCGGTAGTTATTGCCTCAAGATTTCCTTCAAGAGTTTCTATTTGGGTATTTAATGCAAGAAGTTGATCATCTACGGGCTTCGCTAAGACGCCAATGCTTTGCAAAAAAGTTCTTGTTGCTCCCGCAGCATCCCTAAGAACGCCAACAATCTTCGTTACTATGGGAAGAAAAATTGTTCCAAGCTCAACACCCAACTCAGCCAAATCAGCTTTCAAACCGCGCAACTGGTTTGCAAAGCTCCCCGCCGTTCTTAGAGCATCTCCCTGCGCGTCTGTTGTTCCCGCTGTGATTAGATTTAAACGCGCTTGAACCTTTTCTGCGTTTGTAACCTCATTTCCTGTTCGCTTTATCCCCATCCGCAAAAGTTCTTGCTTTAAGGTTGCCTCTGTTATGACAACGCCGAACCTTCTGACCGTTTCATGGTTTCCAACCAAGGCGCTCTGGAACGCCTCCATCGTTTCGGTATCGTTAGCGTTGTTAAATGACGCAACGTCAACAGCCAGCTTGGTAAGCTCAACAGAAAGCTTCGCAGCCTCGCCCCTTGCGAAACCCATTGGAACAAAAGTGTCTTGGATGCTTGAGGCCATTCCTTCAAGCTCATGGGTAGATCGGCCAACCTCATCTCCGAAAGCCTCAAGAGCCGCAACGGTTTCATCTCTGAACGCCCCGAATACGACCTTAGATTTGCCCTGCATTTCCTCAACATCAGAGGCGAGGTTAATAAGAGCCGCACCCGCTCTTGCACCTTGCTGAACCACAACAGCCGCTACCGCAACTTTCATCGCGGTTCCGATACGCTTAAACGCGCCAGCTATGCCTTGAGTGGATTTATCAACGTCTCTTTGAACCTTATCCAAAGACCGCTTTAAATCAGACATATCCGCTTCAATGCGGACTAGAAGGGTATCAACTGTTGTAGACATTAATCTGGATACCTTTCCATTAAGTCCTCTAGCTCATTCCTATGAAGGGGCGGCGGCGCTCCCCCAGAATTGAACTCTGCAAAACCTTCTAAAGCAGCATAGAACTCAACAAGGCTCATGTTCCAAAAATCATCTGGCCTCATCTGCATTTTCCCCAGACCGATTTGCATGAAATCAGCCCAAGGGAAATTCTCTACGCTGCTCCCGCCGTTGCTTCGTTTCCCTCGTCTTGCCCCGCGTTAAGGGCAGAGGCTAATACCTCACCACAAACCCGCATTGCATCAGCCAGCCCAGCATCCCAGACCGCCTTTTGAATATCCTTCATGGAGACATCATTGCCGCCACCCTTCACAATCGGATGAATTATGCCGCAAATTTCTGTTGTGGTAAGATCGCCCTCAGTGAGCTTTCCTAGAATTTTGATAATTCCGTATCCACAAAATGCCTCAATCCTCGCCAGCCCGTCCATTGTCACCCTTGAGTTCCAAGTTTTTTTGCCCAGCGTTATGAGCATTTCCCCGCGATTTGGGTTTGTCATGTTTCACTTCCTTTCCACCTATTAGAAGTTGTTCGCCGCGATCTAATACATCGGTCACGGTTTCTGCAATATATGATTTCCCCCCAGCCTTGAAATGTCCACCCACCTCAAGGCCACAGGAGAAAGCTACTGCAAATTCGTTTTGAGAATTTGATTTGGCCCAGCCAGAAATGGTTGAGCCATCAACCTCTATTTCAACACTGAGCCAACTCATTTTTAAGCCGCCGTAAACGCGAAGGTTCCAGCGCTCTCAAGGGTTAATGAATATGTGATTTCGCCGTTATACTCACCCGCATATTCAAGCGTGGCAATCATCATTGGGCCAGCGAATGTTCCGAAGTCTGGAATGATCACATCAAAATCAACGAATGTTCCCGCTGTTCTTTGAGCGTCAAAAGCAGTGCGAACCGCTGCCTCTGATGCAGCATCTGTAAACACACCCGATCCAGAAACGCTAAATGACTGGACGCCGCCGCCCGCCAAAAGCTGTCTCAAGCCAGCGCTATCTTTGGTTGTTACATCAACCGCTTCATCGTTCATTGAAATTGAGGTTGAGCGCAACCCAGCAACAGTTGTTGCCGTGCCGCTAATATCAACCTTTAATAGCATTGCGGAGCCTTTTTGTGCCGCCATGTTCTTTCTCCTTAGTTATCAAACACAATGGCGCGAAATCTCATGACCCCATGCCGCGTTATTCCATCAGGTTCTTCAAGGGTTGTGGCGAACTCTTGCCGTATGTTTACCAGTGAAGCACCTGACACAGTTATAGCAGCATTATGAAGGTTTTGGTAGACCTGTTCCATAATGTGCTTTATTTCATATCTGCCCCGATATTCAGACCAAACATGAATGGTTAGTGTATGCTCCACCGCATCCACGGTTTTCGTGCCATCATTGATGGCGGTTTCTTCTCCAATATTGATATATGGCGCAGAAGTTCCCTCTGGAATATCATCATATACTGGTACGTCTGCAACGCTGGCACCAGATATGGTTGCATCGTTTAGCTTTGCGTATATCGCCTTTTGTAGGTTCCATGAGTGTAACGCCATTTAAACGCCCCTTGACCGCAAACGTGCAAACATTCTTCTGATCTTCGGCCTGTTTTCCTCAAGTGCTGGTTGAAGATATGGCCTAGCGCCCATCTTGCTTGTTCCAAACTCAAGGAAGCCAGAGTAATCTGCGCGACTTTCAACAGCGCCGCCAAATTTATCCGCATCTAAAACCATAAAAATGTTGTTTGCGAGAAATCCAGTATCAGAGTTTGGAGGATTACCAGCAACGGAGGCGGTGTGCTTACCATAAGTTCTACCCTTACTTTGGTGTTGCTGTATGCTTGTTTTCGCAGTGTTCATGGTATCTTGGACGCCAGACGCTATAATGTTTTTAACGACAGAAGCATATTTGGCCTCGACCTTAGCATATTTTGGCGCTCTCGTTACCCTTGTCTTAATGCCTGTCATGAGGCTACCCCTTCCTCACAATCAAGATCAAGGAACTTAAACCTATTGTCCACATTCAAAACCCCATTGATCGTGAAGGTTCTTGTGGTTTGAACGCCGTTGCGGCGGTATGTTTGAACCAAGCGATTGGCGGTTGTTAAATCTGTTCTGTACCGAACGCGCACCGTGCTTCGAAGGGCATCCCTTAGCTTATCTGCAAATACCGCCTCATTCGAAGATTGCGGGGTTATGCTTGCGAAAACAGTAGCCACCTTTGTCCAAGCGATGGACGATCCACCGCCCTGATCTGAGGTTCTTGTCGCGGCTTGTAGTTCAAGCCTATTTCGCATATTCCCGATGGACATTTAGCCGATCCCCGCCCTGACCATTCCCTTGTATGGTGTAGAACTAAATCGCATTATTTGATATGGCTGCAAAAGCTGGGTTAAGAGCTTAGGAGGCTGCGGAGGGGGGAACCTTTCAAAGTCTCCGCGATGCTCATACATGAAAGCGCAATACTGCATCATGGCGATCCTAATAGGCTCTGGGACGCTTTGAGTGGTTGTGCCATACCCAACGGTAAAAGTTATCTTCAAGGCATTAGCAGCCCGTAATTCTGTCGGGTATGACCCGCCATCTCTAAGAATAACGCGGGCTGGCTCCCTGATCGTGTCAACATAATAATTCTTAGCGGGCCAAACGGTTTCTACATCTTGATCCGTTATGGTCAAAGCCCCGCCCATATTGCTGTGATTTCCGCAATAATAATAAAGGGCATCGGGAGCGCTCGCATCAACGGTAATCTCTGTGTAAGAACCAGCGCTTCCCGCAGTTCCGCTGAACGTTACGCCAGTTGTATATTCATTCCCGCCGCCGTGCGTTCCATGCTCCGCTGTTGAAAACTTAAACGGATGGCTAGAATTTGACGCATCGTCTTGCTTGAACCTATATGTAGAACCGCGCTTGAGGGTTAAGGTAGGCTGAGAAGCACCATCAATTACAATAACGCCGCCCGCTACAGTAACGGCATATTCTAAATCTTCCGCATCTCCATCATTATAATATTTAATATCTGAAACAGCGATTGCGGGAGCTAAGGCTAATTCGATGTGGTTTTGATAATTCACAATATCGGGGCCAGTTTTCCAGCCTTCCCACAACGGCATATCAACAGCAACAAACCCGTCCATCCATTGCTGCATGGTGCGAGTTATAAGCGCTCGACCTGTGTAGTTTTCAGCCCACTCCCGCGCCGCAATGATAAAGCTCATTACAAGGGTTTCATCTACATCATCGTCAAGCCTAAGCGCATCACGAACTTCTATAACAGTAAGCGGCTCTCTTGCGGGCTGGGTTTCTACGACTAATCCACTCATGATATATCATCCGTAATTGTTATCCTGATGAAATCAGAATTTGGGAATGTTTCAATCTTTCCATCAGAAAAAGTTATCTGAAACTCAGCCTCATAAGATCCTATTGTATCCGTATCAGCCGCCAACCATTCATATCGAACTTGACCATTATCGGCGTTATGAATAATCGCGGCGGCGCTGGTTTTTACTGTGGTTTGTCCAACGGGCCGCATCTTGAAAACGGCAGTCGAACCAGTAAGATCAACCGCAACATCGTTACCATCTTTTAGGGTTACAAGAATAATCGGTGCTGTATCGTTCTGCTTAATGTAAAAAGCCATGCGCTGCGTCCATTAGTTTCTAGCCGCACTCTACACGAAAACATTATATAAGTTAAGCAGCTTCGTTAATCTCGTTGACCTGTAGAACAATAGCTGAATTTTTCGATCCTGTTTCTATTACAATGTTCTGCGAAAGAGTTTCAATTACAATATTTTCACTATCCCTCTCATCTGCGTATCTACCTATGCCCGCATCAAACAAAAGATCAGGGATAATCGGAGCGCCCGTTGTAATGTTATTGGCTAAAAGAATATGCAATTGCCCAAAGGCCGTGCTTGGTACGCTAGGAGCGCCCGTTGAGATATTTGAAGTAGTGAACCCATAAATAAAGTTTGGATCAATCTGGGGAACGCTAGGCGCTCCTGTGGTTATTCCTTGACCGCCTAGAATATGGGTCTGGTTTAGAACCCCGTTATCAATGATGGGAGCGCCCGTTGTTATATCTGGCGTTGTGAAGATATGATCTTGAACGATTGCAATATTTGGAACGCTAGGAGCTCCCGTTGTGACGTCAGCGGTTGTTAGGATATGCACTTGTTCAATAAGCGTAGACCCGACATCAACGGGATCTGTGGCAAAGCCTTGCGGCGTTATGACATGGTTCTGAGATATACTCGCCGTTCCAAGAATAGGATTGCCCGCATTGAAGCCTTCACCGACAAGAACATGTGTCTGATTTATTAATGCCGTTCCTAAGACTGGGCTTCCTGATGTTAAATCTGCCCCAAGCAACTGATGATCTTGCGCTATAGTGGCGGCTCCAAGAACAGGCGCACCCGTATCAAGATTAGGCGCTGCAAGGGTTTCCTCCTCTGACATTGTGCAATTATCAACAACAGGCGCTCCCGTAGAAACGTCTGCCGTAGCTAGGACATGCGTTTGATTTATAGAGGTATTCGCAACAGTCGCCGCCCCCGTAGTTATGGCGCTTGCAGTTATTACATGATCTTGATCTATCTCCGTAAAGCCAACGCTAGGCGCACCCGTATCAAATCCCGTTCCACTCAAGATATGAACCTGATTTATCCCTGCGGTTCCTACATCTGGCGCACCCGTATCTAAATTATTGCCCGTCAAAACATGAACTTGCGAGATAGATGCAGAGGCAACCGACACAGCCCCCGTGCTTATCGTTTGAGCCGCAATAACATGATCTTGATTTATGGCTGTATTTCCAACCGTAGGCGCTCCCGTTGTCACATCACCAGTTGAAAGAGGGGTTGTAAGGGTAAGGATTGTTTCCCCTATAGAAACTGCGCCTGTTGTTATAGCGGTTGCGTTAAAAATATGCTTTTGAACAAGGGTGATATGAGGAACAATCGGCGCACCAGTAAATAGATTTGCCGTGTCAAAGGTTTCGTCCTCTGCCATGTTTGCTGTAGGAACATCAGGAGCGCCCGCTGTTATATCTTGCGGCTCAAGAATTTGGTTTCCAGCGATTAATGCCGTACCAATAGAAGGCGCACCCGTTGTAATGCCATCCGCACCTAGAACATGATTTTGAGAAATAGCCGTTGTCGCAACGCTAGGCGCGGCGGTTGTAATTGATTGACCACCCAAAACATAAAGGTGCGTAGCTGCGGAAAATGGCTGCGTACTAAATGGATTTAAAGCGTTCATGTCAAACCTCTGTTTTCCCGCACCATATCAAATTTAGATGTTTACGTCACCCTGATAGCGACTTGTCCACATGGTCAAAGAATACTTCACACCAGATTTTAAAGGATTAACCTTATGCCCGTGCGTAACTGCGCTTGGAAATAGGATGCAATGACCCAAGGGAACATTGATATTTGAAAAGTTTTGATGCGGGAAAATTAATTCCGCGCCCTCATAATTTTCGTTAAGCTTTACGCTTCCAGTTACCAAAGATGCATCGGTATGAAAACCAAGGCTAGTCTGTGTATCCATCGCATAGCGCATAGCGAAAGCATCCCGTAAACCTATGTGTTCCATTGGCGTCCATTTGCTTTCTGCAATCTTTCCCAGATGATCTTTCCATGCCGCCTCAAGCTCTGCCCACAGCCCAAGCTTGTCGGCCCTTATTTCTTGCGCGGGGAACTTATCGCCCGCCATTTGGCCCCATCCACCTACCGCCTCAGATTTCGCAATTATATCTCTGCATTGCGCTTCTGACAAAAAAGGAACTACAAGAATATCTTTTGCGACCTCATCATAGCTCAAGGAATTTACTGGCGGGCTTTCAATAGCGTTTTGGGTATATCCAAACTTATCTGCTAAAGAATTGAACCTTGCCTTTGCATCATCGCCGCCATTCCCATGATAAATGCAGGGGCAACACATGCCGTTAGATATTTGCTGACCGTCATAGTTTACCTCATCATCGCACTGAAAAATATAGCCCTCATGGTCAAGCTTTACGTTTAGCCCATTAGCCCCAAGAAACCGTTTCTGTATCCATAGTTGATCGTCTTGGTCATTCGCTACGATCTCGCTAAAGAAGTGATTGAGCCGCGCTACCTTCCCCATATAAACGCCGCTGTTGAGATATTTGTATGGCGTTGGCGTCATGGGGAACTGTGGGGCTATTGTCGGCTCAGGCCAGCAAGATTTTTCTGCTGCAAATAAAATATCGCAATCAAAGCCGTCAAAGCGCTCTTTGATCGAACGAATGTTATCTGTAAATAAAACATCATACCCATCAACGAAAAGAACCGTATCCTCATCAGGTAAGGTTTGAATATGACTGCGAACAAGGTTGATCTTGTGACCCCCGCCCTGTCCTTCCATCGTGCCGCCGCCCCACTCGACGCCCCGTCCTAAATTTAAATACGTTATGCCGTGGCGCTTGGCTGACTGCTCAAGACCCCACATTTTATTTTCATCCGTTCCAACAGTAATAATATGAGTTTGCATTGATCCACCTTCAATTTCGCTTGGCCTTACCGACCGTGGTATTTGTTTAACAAGTTCTGGCTTGTAAAAATAGTTAAAAGAATTTTTTAGCTTTAAGGGCAACCACTCATCGGCGGGGATAATATTTTCCGCAAACCCCTCGCACAGCATGGCGGCGGTCTTTGGTGTTATCGCGTAAGCGTGAGCGTTATACCAATAGCCAAGGCTGTTTTCCCTATGTCCTAGCCAAACGCTATCATGAGACTTTAAAATCCCATCAATCTCCGCGACATCAAAAGAAGAAAAAACCGCATCTTCCTCAAGCACGATCCCCGCAACACCAGAAGCGGCAATCTTTTGCCACACACGAAAATGGCTTACTGAGCAACCAAACTCCGTTTTAAGCAACCCTCGCCCTAGAAGTGGGTCAACCCACTCCCTATCGGGCTTACAACCGCTCTCTGCTATTATTTGCGCCCAATATTTGCCCCTTGCGTCAAAAGCATCGCCGTGCAGGGAGATTTGATAGACTATTGCCACCTTGGACCTTCAAACCATGCGACAAGGCTTTTCCTTGTGCCGCTTGTAATAGGCAAAACCCTATGCTGCAAATAGCTTGGAAAAACTAAAACCGTTCCCTTGAGGCGAGATGAGGCATCTGGGGTTTGGCATTCCGCGAACTCAAAGCCCCCGCCTTCATATTCGCTTGTGTCTGAAAGCTGCACGGTAACACTTAATTTTCTATCCCTAAAGTCATCACCATCCCAATTTACGTCAATATGCCAGTCATAATGACCGCCCTTGTTGGCGTGGTATTCTGTAAATTGAATGTCACAAATATTTTCAACTTGGCAATGAAAGGCGTTTTCGTTTGCCGCCTTAACATATTTCCAAAGAATATCTTGAACGGCTGTGTTGCCACTTAACCAAGCAACATCACTTGATCTTACTCTTGTATCCGCATTGTTAAAAGTTGTCGCTGCTTGCGTATTAAGCTTAGAAGCCTCTGTAAATATCGTTGATAAGTCCGTAACGGACAACCCGCCAGACCACATTTGCCAATTTTGCCGCATGATCCACCTTTGCGCTTATTTTCTATTCAATTACCCACCCAGAATTTTCGCCCTCTACATAAGCATCTTCTGACCAAGTATATAAGTTTCCATCATCAGGCTCTGGGACTGGAGGTTCCCATGTAAAAGATGTTGTGTTTAACGACCAAGATGGGAAGGGTTGAGGCGAATAAAATACATCTAACTCTCTGTTGTATGTATACCCTACAGAAGCATAATTTGCCCTTAAAGGAACACCGCCTTGAAGATGCAACCCCGCATAGGTGTTGTAGCTTGTTTGCACCCATTCACCCTCAAGGCTAGATATGAAGTTACTGTCTGCCTTTATTACATTTAAGACTATATTATTTTCAATTAAAGCATAGTGAGACATAAAGGTTCCCCATTATTGATACCTAACAATGACAATTCCAGAGCCACCAGCGCCGCCCGTTTGAACATTAGATGTAGCGGTGCTTGTAGACATCCCGCCCGAGCCACCGCCGCCAGTATTTACATCTCCGTTCCTATCCGCTTGACTGTTCGATGTGCCGCCATTGCCGCCACCGCCAGCGCCACCGGTAGTGGAGCCATTTGCGTAACCGCCGCCACCGCCACCGCCAGCATAGTATGTGCTTGTTCCGTTTATGCTTGACGCTCCACCAGTACCACCATTCGCGTGAACATATTGCTGCCCACTTGCTCCAGCGCCCCCTTTACCACCGCCGCCGCCGCCAGTATAATAACTTTGGTCGGGACCACCATAGCCCCCATTATTACCTTGGCCTGATATTCCGCTGCCTATGTTAGGATATGAATTATTGGCTCCAGCGCCACCGCCAGAACCTCCGCTGCCAGCGTTTATATAATAACCACCACCGCCACCGCCACCTGTTGAGGTAACAGTGTGGAATGTTGAGTTACCGCCCGCACCGCCTCGGAAGCTACCCGATCCGCTACCAGCAAAATTACCAGCACCCCCTGCGCCAATAGTGACTGTATAATTACCAGCGCTTAGAGATGATAATGTTCCAGTACGCATACCACCAGCGCCACCACCACCGCCACCACCGCCACCGCCAGCACCAGCGGCTACAACAAGGTATTCAACGGTTAGGCCATCGCTTCTTAAAATTGTAAATGTTCCAGATGAGGTAAATGTATGTATGGTATATCCACCAGATGTTGTAATGGTTCCACCAGAAGCCCCTTGGAAAATACTATCACCGGTTACGGTTTCGTCAGTACTCCCAAGCCTAACTATTAAATCAGAGGTATTATCCCATTGAATGCCATTTTTAAGAAGCAAGCCAGATGAACTTTCAGCAAAACCAGAACCTAAAGCGTTAGAAATCTGGCTTGGTGTTGCGCTTATTCCGTTATAGGTGCTTGTTGTACCGCCCAAAACTAAATTAGCCATGATATGCCCTTACGTTTGTGTTGTTGATTTTTCAATATCATTTATTCCACAGTAACATTTGGAATTGGCTGAATAGAAATTAATTCGTCAGTGTTCGTAGCGTTATTAATGCTTTCTAAAGCAGGAGCATCACGCAAAGCTTGTTTTTGCGATACAATACTTGACGTGTCTGCGCCTGTTTCCAAAGCCTTCATGAAAGCCGCATCAAGTTCTGCTAAAGGCTGAACCCTTGCTTTGCGTATTTTATTGCGCCAAATATCCTTGGCCTTTGCCATGTTGACAGAAATTACTTTTGTTTCAGTATTTGCTTCCCAACCTTTACGAAACGCGCGCTCCGATAGAGTAGCGTAGTCATCTGCCCTATATTCTGTTGCGCCTATTTTAATAAAAGTTGTCATTTCCTTGCTCCTTAGAAATCTTTTAACCAAACACCTGTAACTTTGGTGCTGTCGATTTCTTCTGCTGTATTAGATTGGCCCAACGCAATCATTTCTCTACTCGTAGTAAAGGTGCTATCAGTGTAACCCCGCAGTGCAAAAACCTTTGGTCTGCTGCTGCCAATAGAGGAATTATCTCTTGCTGTGGCGGTCATATGATAGTTTGTGTTTCCAAAAGCATTTGAAAAATCGCAATAATATTCGCCGGTAGAATTATCTGTAATACTAGATATTCCA